GAAAATGAATCTGATGAAGAATATGAGGGCGACGCAAATAACTCGTCACAGGACTCAATGGAAGAAGAAACTGACGACTCCATCGATACCGATGAAGAAATTCAAGCAGGAAACTCTTTCACAAATGGGGAAGAATTCGAAAATCAAGAACCAGTAAGTGTTACTGAAAGAGCATTGAGTGACAGTATTGCTGAAGAATTTTCTGAAACTAGTCATGTAGAAAATATATACTTTTCTGAAGAAAATATTTCTCAGCATATTGTTCCAGCGAAATTAGTTCTTGAACAGTATCCTGAAGACCAAAAAGTACATTCAAAAAAACTATTCAAAAGATTTTTAGTTAATAACAAAAAGACTATTAACTATCTCGTAAAAGAATTTGAAATGAAGAAAAAAGCATCTGAGTATGCTAGATCTTCTGTTGCAAAGACTGGTGTTATAGATCCTGTATTGATGAATAATTATAGGTATTCAGACGACATCTTTAAAAAGATGACTGTGACACCTGAAGGTAAGAATCATGGTTTGATGATGTTTCTTGATTGGTCTGGTTCTATGCATAATGACATGGGAAATACTTTAGACCAAATGATGAACCTCGTCATGTTCTGTAAGCAGGTTCAGATCCCATACAGAGTTTATGCCTTTACTGATAGAGGCAAAACATGGGCAGATGCTTATGATAATCCCCATACTTTGCATACTGTAACTCCTGTCAAAAAAGATAAAGAGACTTTTGCTGATGAAGAATTCAGACTTATGGAATTCTTTAATAGTAAGACTATGAAAAGAAAAGAAATTAATGAAATGCTAGAACTTATGTGTTTCTTAAAAGAAGCAATTCCATCATATTACAATGTTCCACATACACTTGGTTTAGGTGGAACACCACTTGATACTGCAATTATCTGTGCTCCACAATTGTTTGATGAATTTAAAAAAGAAAATGGACTTGATATTGTCAACATGGTATTCTTGACTGATGGTGATTCGCATCCTAGTAGAGTTGCTGTTGCAAGTGAACAATATGATGCAGTAACAAAAGAATATGTTCCATCTATGAGTAGTGCATATATTTCTCATTTTACAAGAAAGAAATATGACTATGACAAGAAAGAAGAAGTAGCAACAAAAGGTTTCATTCATGATAAAGTGACTAAGAAATCATATGTAATTAGAGAATCATATTATGGTATAACTAATTTGTTGCTAAGAAGATTGAGAGACAGAACTAATGCAAATGTGATTGGTTATAGAATCATTCCTCTTAATAAAAGAGAAGTGATGTCTAATCTACAAGGTTATATCAGAAACTATTCTGACTTAGAATCAAAACATGCTGAATTGAAAAAGAACAGATGGATAACAATTCCAAATAGTGGTTATTCAAAATTCTTTGCTCTCGCTGGTGGTGATTCTATGGCGACTTCAAATGGTTCAATCCAAGTTAGTTCGGATGCTACCAAAGGTCAAATTAAGAATGCCTTTAGAAAAGCGAATAAAGGCAGAAAAGAATCCAGAGTTATGCTATCTAAATTCATTGATATGGTCGCTTAAAATAGGCAATTTTAGACAAAAAACTTGCATTCTAAATTGCCTTTTTACTTGACATTTCTTTTTAGATAGGATATCATTGGGGTGTAAATATGAGAAAAAACCCTAAAAACCTTAAAAAAACTTGTAAAAAACACAAATTAGGTGTTGACATTTCTTTTTGGATAGGATATCATTCTCGTATAAGTTGTTAATTTTGAGAGAGGTAAATATATTATGAACAAAAATGCTGTAAAACTCGTTGACCTGTTAGCAGGTAAATATGGTTCCAGAAATGTGACCAAAAAAGAGATCGTGGCGACTGCTGAAGAAAATGGGATTCCATACCCATCTTGGTTATTCTATAACAAAAGTTTGAGAGTATCTAGAGGTGTGTACAAGATTCCTGGATCTTCTGGTAATGCTACTGCTACTCCAACCCAACAAACAGCAACTGCTGCAATGCAACCAAATCTAAAAGTTGTTTCTAATCTTGCAGTAGAGACAAATGGATTTTCTGAGAATCTAGTTCCAGAAAAAGATTCACTGTTTGTTCCTTTTGGAAATTTTAAAACTTTGAAACAAGTAATTAATTCCAAAATGTTCTATCCTATTTTCATTACTGGATTGTCTGGTAATGGTAAAACATTTGGTGTTGAACAAGCATGTGCCCAAACTCTGAGGGAAGTTATCAGAGTAAACATTACTGTTGAAACTGATGAAGATGATTTGATTGGTGGATTCAGATTGGTTAATGGTGATACTAAATTCTTCCATGGTCCAGTTATCAAAGCAATGCAGAAAGGTGCTGTCCTTTTGCTTGATGAGATTGACTTAGGTAATCCTGCGAAGATTATGTGTCTACAATCTATCCTTGAAGGAAAAGGATACTTTATCAAAAAGACTGGTGAGTATATTACTCCTGCTGATGGATTTACTGTGGTTGCTACTGCAAACACTAAAGGTAAAGGATCTGATGATGGAAGATTCATCGGGACAAATATCCTGAATGAGGCATTCCTTGAAAGATTTCCTGTGACATTTGAGCAAGAATATCCAAGTGTTGCTACTGAGAAAAAAATCTTAGGATCTGTGTTTGCGAGTCTTGGTGTCAAAGATATTGAGTTTTCTGAAAAACTGGTTGACTGGGCAGACATCATCAGAAAAACTTTCTATGATGGTGGTGTCGATGAAGTTGTCTCTACCAGAAGACTGGTTCATATCGCAAAGGCATACTCTATCTTCAATGATAGAATGAGTGCTATTGAGATGTGTACTAATAGGTTTGATGATGATACTAAACAATCATTCATGGAACTGTATAGTAAGATTGATGAGGGTGTCAATCTGGAAGAAAACTCTGAAGTAGCACCAACAACTACTGACGAAGAAATGAATATATAAAACTCTCAAAAGTTGACTATATAATAGTGTTAGGTGGGTTTCTGTATCCCAAAATGGGTTTCCCACCTTTCGCTACATTTTCGGTATGATGAATTTAATAACTATAAAGGTGATAATATAATATGGAAATACAAATTGAAATTAGTGAATTGAAGAAAAAGAAGTTATTCGTGGCAACTCCAATGTATGGTGGTCAATGTCATGGAATGTATACCAAGTCAACGTCGGACTTAACAAAACTCTGCACACATTATGGTATTGAAGCAAAATTCTTTTATCTATTTAATGAATCTCTAATTACTCGTGCAAGAAATTACTGTGTTGATGAATTTATGCGTAGTGATTATACACACTTGATGTTTATTGATAGTGACATTGGGTTTGACCCAAATGATGTTCTATCTATGTTAGCATTAATGGACCAAGACGATCCTAAAAGTGACAAACATATAATGTGTGGACCATATCCCAAGAAAACAATTGCATGGGAAAAAATTAAACGTGCAGTTGATAAAGGATTTGCAGATGAGAATCCTGGAGAGTTAGAGAGATTCGTTGGTGATTATGTCTTTAATCCTCAACAAGGACAAGTAAATGTGAGACTTGATGAACCAGTGAAAGTTCTTGAAGGTGGTACTGGATTTATGATGGTCACAAGACATGCATTTGAAGAATTTCAAAAAGCATATCCAGACTATTCATATAAACCTGACCATGTTCGAACAAAACATTTTGATGGTACTCGTGAGATTATGATGTACTTTCAAGCATTGATAGATCCAGATTCTAAGAGATATCTCTCAGAGGATTACATGTTCTGTCAATGGATGCATAAAGTGAAAGTTGATACATGGATGTGTCCATGGATGAAACTCATGCATACAGGTTCATATACATTTGGTGGATCTCTAACAGATCTTGCGATGCTTGGTGCATCAGCAACTGCCGATCCAGACCAAATTAGTAAAATGAAAAAGTAATAAACAAAATTTATATTATGGAGATTTGATGTGAGTGAAGTAAAATTCAAATACAAAGAAGATAAACTGATAAAAGAATTATATGATTATGTTGTCAAAACTTACGACCAACATTATTCACATAATAAATTTCAAACGACTGAATTTATCATTGACAGTGGACATGGTGAGGGTTTCTGTTTGGGAAACATCATCAAGTATGCACAACGTTATGGTAAAAAAGGCACACAAAATGAGCAAAGAAAAGACTTGCTAAAAATTGCACATTATTGTATAATTGCCTTATTCAATCATGATATTAAATCACAACCTGAAGGAGAAATAGATAATGAAGATAAGTGATAAAACCTTTGATGTATTGAAAAACTTTTCAAGCATCAATCAATCTCTTGCATTTAAAGCAGGAAATGTAGTAAGAACAGTTTCGCCACAGAAGAACATTCTTGCGCAAGCAACTGTTGCAGAGTCCTTTCCTAAAGACTTTGCAATCTATGAATTAAATCAGTTTCTTGGACTGAAGAGTCTTTTTGAAGATCCTGATTTTGATTTCAATGACAGTGCAGTAACAATTAAAGAGGGAAGTGGTAAAGCAAATTATACTTTTGCAGATCCATCAATGATTATTACTCCACCTGAGAAGAACATTGAACTTCCATCACAAGAAGTGACATTCAAAATGACAAAAGATGCATTTCGTAAAACTGTCAATGGTGCGAATCAATTGCAACTTCCTGAAGTTGTAGTTCGTGGATCTGATGGCAAGATGTTTGTTGTTGCAACTGATACTAAGAATGCAACTTCAAATGAATTTGATGTCGAAGTCGGAACAACAGACCAAACGTTCCAATTCGTATTCAAAGTAGAAAATCTTAAGTTTTTATCTGGCGATTATGATGTGACAATTTCTTCTAAAGGTATTGCACATTTTGCTGGTGAGTCTGTCCAATATTGGGTTGCAACTGAAAGTAATTCTACATTTGGATAACGTATATTGAGAACAATTACATAATGAAATGGAGTGATAAATGCGTGAAGATTTTTTATGGGTCGAGAAATACAGACCTAAGACAATAAGTGAAACAATACTCTCTGCAAAACTGAAAGAAACATTCCAAGAATTTGTCAGTAAAGGCAATATTCCAAATATGATTCTTTCAGGTGGAGCAGGTATGGGTAAAACCACAGTTGCAAAAGCAATGCTTGAAGAATTGAATTGTGATTACATCGTAATCAATGGTTCAATGAATGGTAACATTGATACATTGAGAACAGAGATTCGTAATTTTGCAAGCAGTGTTTCTTTTTCTGGTGGTCGTAAGTATGTAATATTGGATGAGGCAGATTATTTAAATGCACAATCAACTCAACCTGCATTGCGTAACTTTATGGAAGAGTATTCCAAGAACTGTGGGTTCATACTCACATGTAACTTTGTGAATCGTATTATTGAACCATTACATTCAAGATGTACAGTGGTTGAATTCAAGATTCCAAAAGAAGAAAAGCAAACAATGGCAGCAGACTTTTTCAAAAGATGTTTGTCTGTGCTTGATAATGAAGAAATCAAGTATGATAAAAAAGTTGTTGCAGAAGTTATCAAAAAGTTTTTTCCTGACAATCGAAGAGTTCTTAATGAACTGCAAAGATATTCTGTATCAGGTTCAATTGACACTGGCATTCTTGCCAATTTTGAGAATGTTAATATACAAAATCTAATCAATGCAATGAAAGCAAAAGAATTCTCTACTGTTCGTAAGTGGGTTTCTCAAAATGTGGATGGTGATTCAAGTCAATCTATATTCCGACAGTTGTATGACGAGATAAATCAATTTGTAAAACCAAACAGTCTTCCACAAATCGTAGTTACTCTCGCTGACTATCAATATAAATCTGCATTCGTTGCTGACCATGAAATAAATATGATGGCGATGCTTACTGAATTAATGATAGACTCGGAGTGGAAATGAACAAATATAAAAATTGGGAAGTTGGTGGAGAAATAGTTAAACAAGATGAACGTTATACTGTTAAAGATAATACACTGTTAAATAATCTAGTTGTCAGCACAACCGATCTTTTTGTGAATAAGAGTACATCTGGACATAAACATGAAGGGCAAGAAGAAGTTTATATCTTCACTGAAGGACATGGCACAATGGAACTTGATGACAAAACTATTGATGTTCAAGCAGGTGATACTGTCTTAATTGAAGATGGAGTGTTTCATCGTGTTCATGCAGGACATGTTGGTTGTAAATTTATTTGTGTGTTTGATGGGAGAAGA